ATTTTCAAAAGGCAGGGACACAAATGTGTCCCGTACCTTAAATAATAATGAAAAACAAACCCTATTTACCAGCATTTCTGCGTGCTCGCAATTTAGCGATCTGGTCAGATAATTGGTCTTCAGTGACCTCGCCATCGCTTTGAACTTTAGAAGCAACTTTAGTTACTGCTTCATCAGCGACGGTCTTTTTTTGTTCCGGTTCCGGTTCCGGGTCTTTTTTATCATTCATCTCAATCGGGAGATCAGAACCTTCTTCCATCAATGCGTACCATTTCTGAACTTGAACTTTCGAGAAAGGAATTTGGTCAACAAATGACGCACCGTATGTTTTGGTGATAAATCGTTTCAATTCCATTTTCATTTCAGGAATAGAAACTTCTTCAGAAACAGCTTCTTTTTCCTTTTCTTTCTCAAAAGAGTTTTTGAGATCTGCGTCAGTATTTTTTTCCTTGGCAGGTTTAACAACTTTTTCAATTTCTTCCATCTCAGCCAAGAAATCTTCATTTTCAAAGATGAAGTATTTGTTCTCCTCATCAAAACGACGCAAACCATCAACAGCTAATTCAAAATCTCTCATTGTGTAAACATCCGTGCCATAAAAATCGGTCAACGGCTGTTGTTTAACAAGTTCTTCAAGATGGGCATCGGATACCATTGTTCTGTTAAAGAATTCCGTCCAACTTTCGCGTTTAGCACGCGACGGTTCGTCTTTCATGATTGAGTATTCCCATTTACCCCTATCGTTCTTGTTCTTATCAATGATAAGTGGGAATCCTTCATTAGGATCAGAAAATGGATCAACAGCCATGACTTCGTCAACTTCTTCAGCAATGGCCAATTTGTTCATCTCCTTAATCCATCCTTCGTAAAGTTCAATGCGACCGAATTTCCCATCCTTAATTGCGTAGGCAACGAATGTTGTTTTCGGATTAATTCCCCAATGCCATCCACTTTTATCGCTCCATCCGGTAATAGGATAAAGGAATTTTTGGCGTTCCTTTTTGTCATCGATGGCATCCTCGGCATATTTCCGAACATAATCAATATAAACCTCAATCGGATCTTTTGCCAATCCGCCATGTTGCGTAGCAATGAAAATCTTTTTGTTTTTCACTTCTGTTTTTCCTGACGGTTCTCCATCTTCGTACACTTCCAGCTCACATTTCAACATTGAGCTGCGACTTGCTAAATACGCAGCGGCAATTTTAGAATCCGGATGCGGAGGCAAAATGCGAATAACATTGCGACCTTCATCGATGTTCAAGAATCCTGCACGACCGTCATTTTTGTAAAAACTTTTGTTGTTTTCTTCGGCATTTTTTTGGATGTCTTTGTTTGCCGACATTTTTGCACCCTGAAATTTCTCTCTGAAACCCATTTTGTAAAATTTAATTGTTATTTATACTAAAAATCTATCTTTCCGTAATACTTCTGTGTTTCTTAATCAAGATATTGTTGACTATTCCGTCAATTAATTCGTTGTAAAGTTCTTCAGGCGTTACTCCTTTAATCAGGTTATTCAATTTTGTGTCTTTTGATTTAACCGCCCACCAAACACTTTCTATAACTTCAAAGTTGTGTTGAGCAGTTATCACATTTTTCTTTTTGGTTTGATATCCACGGTCAATAGATACCACTTCATTTAAACCGTTCTCAGTAATCTTCTGAGAAGTTGTCACTGCTTCTTTGCGTAATCTTTGCCGAAGTTCTGATTCAAATACTTCTAATTCAAGCTTCTTTTCGGCATAGATTTTTTCTTGCTCTGCTTTCATCAGTCCAATCTGATTCATGAGTGCCGGAACTGTAACCGCTTCCCCATAAAGATTAGAATGGTCAATAGTAAGCAATTGGTCGATTTCTACTTCATCGTCAAATCCGCTAAATGAAATTGAGATTGGACGACCTCCTAAGTGTACGATTGTTTTAAAATTATTCATGTGATAAAAATAAAAATTTTTTATTGTTTTGATATAAATCTTTTATTGTTTTTATTCAAGAATTATTACTTCCGAACTCTTTGTTGCCTGTATAATCCTCTTATCTTCAAATTCACTGAAAACAACTTCACCGGATAGCAATATTAGACATTTTTCTTTCGTTTGTAAATCTAATTCTTTCAATTTAGCATACTCCTCTGCCCAAATTGTAACATTGAAAAAGTTATAATTGTTTTCAAGAACCAGCCTGCACCATTTACCTTTTTTGCTATTGTGTTCATTGAATTCTGTTAAATAACCTCCAATGCGAACATTATGTTTAAGAATATTTGCTTCCTGCAATTCTTCAACTTCTATAACATCATACCTACTGTTAAGGTTATCTTCAATCACAGTATTGTAATCAAAAAATGCTATTCCAGAAATATTTTTCTGTTGAAGAGTCCACCACCAATCTTCCTTATTTTTATACGCCAACAAAAATACGTCTCCATGTTTAATCTTTTGAATTTCATAATATTGTTCAAGGATCTTATATCTTTCCTTGGGACAAATAATATTTTCAATACTGTCAAATGCTCCTGAAATAATTAGATTCTCAATAACACGCTTGTTTATCTTTGAACCTTTAAAATTATGTCGAGATAGAAATTCTTCAAAACTGAAATATTGTCCATTCTTATCCCTTTCTTCTATCAATTGAAAAGCAGCTTTATCCCCGCATTGCTTGATGGAAGTTATTGGCCAATAAATCGCATTGTTACCAAAATCAGTAAATACATCATTCCTCGATTTATTTATATTTACCGGAACAACTTTTATATTACCTGTTTTGTAAATCTCAGAAATGTAATTAGCGTAATCATCGTCATTGGCAAAAGCAAACGCTGTAGACCAGAATTCAATAGGATAATGAACTTTAATCCATTGTCCAATGTAACCCGTTATTGAATATGCTGCTGCGTGCGAACGGTTAAAAAGATATGTACTTGCCTTGTCAATCGCTTCCCATACATTTTCAGAATATTCTTGCGTAACACCGAAATTCTCAATATAATATGGAATGAATCTTTCTTTATATTTCGTCAGTTCTTCATATTTCTTTTTTACCATCGCCTTACGAACATCATCAGCTTCAACAAGCGATAAACCTCCGAGAACCTGACATAATGCCATAATTTGTTCCTGATATACAAATACTCCGTACGTTTTATTCAACAATTTCTCAGACCCAGTAAAATACTCAATTTCTCTTTTTCCTTCTTTCCTTAGAACATATTCGTTATGGAAATTGTTTTCCATCGCTCCCGGTCGATATAATGAGATTCCAGCAATTAAATCTTCAATATTTTCAGGTAACAATTGTTTGCAATATTGAGTCAACCCTCTTGAACCGAAATGGAATATATCTCCATTCCAACCATTCTTAAAGTATTTGTAAACTTCCCTGTCATTAAGAGGCACGTCATAAATGTTCACCTCATCACCGCTGTGTTGTTTTATTAGATCTATCGTTTTCTCAAATTTATCCAATTGAGTAACCCCAAGGATATCTTCTTTCAAAAATCCGGCAGCTTCCAATTCTGGTCCTTCCCATTCGCTTACCATTTGACCGTCAATATTTGACACAGGCAACCATTCAAACATTGTCTTTTCTTTTGGCAAAATAAGCATGGCGCAGGCATGAATTGATTTTGCTTTCGGCTGATGCAACAAAAGTGGTATGTTATTGATAACTTCAGTATGCTTTTTCACAAAAGATTTTGTTCTTGAATCTTTAACTGCGTATTCAAATAATTCGCTGAATTTCTTAGTGTTCGGCATGTACTTCGTTACCATGTTCACATCGGCAAATCCTACGTTGAATTGTCTCGATAAATCTTTTATTGAAGATTTCACCTGAAGGGCAGTATAGGTACCAACACTGCAAACTTGATCGATTCCATACCTTTCTTCCATGTATTTTTTAATGATTTCCCTTTTATTTGATGGAAAATCGGTATCAATATCGGGAAGTGATTTCTTTATCCTGCCCTCATTTAAGAAACGTTCAAACAGCAAATCAAATTCCAATGGATCCAATTGAATAATATCAAGAAAATAAGATATGATTGAACCTCCGGCAGAACCACGACCAACACCTACAAGAATTCCATTTTCACGGGCAAATTTAATGATATCCCAAAGAATCAAGAAATAATCAATTACATCTCCTTTTTCAATAACATCAAATTCTTTTTCCAGCCTATCCAAATATTTTTTATCATATCCTTTTACTTTTCTCGCAAAACCGTCATCAAGCAAATGCCAAAACAAATCGATATTAGTTTTGAATTTAGATTTTTCCTCATCGGTCATTTCATACTTAGGTAAAAACCGCTTGCCAATACTAATTTTGAAATCACATGATTTGGCAAGATTATATTCGTTGTCCAATGCCTTTTGAAATAATCTATAAATTGAATCATCATTGACGTTGAACAAATATTCTAATTCAGC